GAATATATTACTTCATCCCGGATATAACTTTTTGGATGAATATTCAAAATATCCCGAATCAAATAAAGTATTAGATCGTGTATTTTTTATAGGAGCAGCTCCCCATTACACTGAAGAAGTGTTTGAATATGTTGAAAAAGTAGTTAAAGAATTTAAAGTATGATATCGATTTTTGGAGGACGAGGATTTATTGGCAGTGCATTTTCGTCAAAATATAATGAAGAAGTCGCTATAATGGGAAGAGATACACTTTCTCCAATAAGTGATAAAGTGTTGTACCTTATAAGTACAGTTGATAACTATAATGTGTTACAAAACTCGACAATAGATATCGAAACTAATCTTATTCATTTGATGAAAGTGTTGGATAATTGTAAGGGCAGAGATATTGAATTTACTTTCATAAGTTCTTGGTTTGTATATGGTGATACCGAACTCCCAGCATCTGAAATATCAGAATGCCATCCCAAGGGGTTTTATTCCATTACAAAATACACTGCGGAAATGTTATTGGAGTCGTTTTGTAAAACATTCAATATAAAGTACAAGATAATAAGATTAGGAAATGTATTGGGAGATTCTGATTCAAAAGTATCTAAGAAAAAGAATGCATTCCAATATTTGTTAAATGAATTGAAGGAAGGTCGAGATATAAAATTATATAATAATGGTGATTTTTATAGAGATTTTATATACATTGATGATGTCGTAGAGGGTATAAAATTCATAATGGATAATGGCCGGAGTGGAGAAATTTATAATCTGGCATCTGGAAAACCAATACTCTTTAAGGATGTCATCAAATATGCATCGGAGAAATTAAATTCTTCCAGTCAAATAGGCAATATGGAGCCTCCCGAATTTGATAAAATAATTCAAGTTGAGAGTATGTATTTGGATACTGTAAAATTGAAAACACTTGGATTTGAACCTAAAGTTAGTATAACAGAAATTGTAGATAAATTAGTAAATGTTTAATGCTATAAATCATATATTATTCGAAGAACCATCATTGGAAATAGATGCTGAAATATTTTCAGAATTTAGTCCATACATGACAAATCGTTATTTTTCATTTTATAATAATGGAGATTTCGCCGATTATGTAAATGAAACTACGAATAGATATTCCAATATATTTGATAAAGATGAAGATAGATATCGATTTTTCGAACATATAATACCTAAAGTAAAACGTAAAAAAATAAATTATGTCAAAAAACCTAAACATGAAAATGTAAATACTATGCCAATTCCAGATTTTTATTCTAAACGCGAATGGCTGGCATTGCAAAAATCAAACTGTTGATTAAATCTATTTATGGTACGATCTATAGATACTTTAGCCCCTCAAAAGTCGCATATCGACTTGTCTGATAAACTACTTCCTTCCGATTTCGGAATGACTGACTATACATTATCAAAAATTTTTGATGATGTTATTTTAGTTGAATATTGCGATCTTGTTGATGCTGGGACGGGTGATAGATTCATTGAACGGGGAGGCATTCTAATTCCTGTATCACAGGTCCAAAATGCATGGCGGAAAGGAAAGGTGATCTTAATTGGCCCAAATGTTCGGTATACAAATGTCGGTGATATTGTAGTATTTCCTAATAATATGGGAATCCCAATCACAAATTTGGAAGTTGAGAATTACGGAAAACTGAAAGATGGGCTGTTTTTAAATGAACAAAGAATGTTCGGTATTTGTAAAGTAAATGAGAAAGATCAGTAAAGGAGAATTGGATACGTTGTTGCTCACAAATGTATGTGAGATATTCTTCATACGAAGACGTCCGGAACGAACTCTAAGAGATAATAAAATTTCTAGAAGGATGTTATGCACCAACTCATTTGAATTGTTAAATTCCATAAATGGCAAGGCATCTTTAAATTATCGCCCACCAGTTGGACCCAAAAAAGTTGATGAGGTAAAACACAATTTGGTAGTAACATGGGATATCTTCATGCAAGATTATAGAAATGTATCTATGGACGCATGCTTTTTAATAAATCAAATGCCAGCGGATGATACATTTTGGACATATTACAATGAAACTTTATATCCTATGAGTGCTGAAGAAAAATCATATTTCATGGACACTGTTTAATATTATGATGGAGATTATTGAAAATGAATTGAAGGAATTGGTTTTTAAAAATATAACTTTTAAAATCGATAGTAAAGTATTAAAAAGTGGAAAGTTGAAGATATTCAACACATCTCAATTTTTTATTAAGTTTAAACTTTTAATAAATGAATCTGAAAAAGAATATGAATTGCCATACCCTTATAAGTTGATAAAAACTGATGGTGGTGTAATTTTTGATTACACATTAAGTGCATTCTATCCTTATAAAGACGAATTATATTATAAAATATTATTATGTGATAAATCGGGGGCGTCGAAGATACACGGAAGATACCTCGCCATCACGCAGAATTGCGTTGACACGGACTGATTTCAAGCTAAACTGGTCCTATGTCAAAGATACTTCTGAACTTTCCAGATGGATATAGTCCCAATTCATCTCAAATAAAGATTCTAAAAGGGATTGAACGTGCTATAGAATCCGAGAAAAAGTTTATAGTTTGTAATGCCCCGACAGGAAGCGGTAAGAGTTTTATAGCCCCGACACTTGCAAAATATGTAGGAGGGCCGAGTGCGGAATGGTGTGAGAAAGTTGATGATTATTCTATCTATGCATTAGATGGCGGCCCCGAATTCGCAAATTCTCAAAAGAGATTCGGTGTATATGCATTAACGATTACAAAGTCTCTACAAGATCAATATAAATCAACGTTTGATGATACTTCAGTATTAAAAGGGAAATCAAATTATCAATGCGACGTGGACGACGAATTCACGGCGGATAATGCGCCATGCATGTATCTAAATGATTTGAAGCGAGACTGTTGGAATTGTAACAGATGTCCATATTATAATGCTAGAAATGAAGTCATCAAGAATGAATTCTCTGCATTAAATTATAATATGTATTTTCATTTGCCGGAACATCTAAGACAGCGAAAAATTCTAATCTTAGATGAAGCCAGTGAATTAGAAGAACAATTAGTGGGCCAATTTACATGTGAGATTGATTTTTCTTTTATGATGAAAGTAAAGGTCCCAATCACAGCATTTCCAACCGAAGAGAAGGCTATTAATGTTTTAAATTGGCTATCTAAACTTCTTGGAGAAATTAAGAAAATTGAAGATTCCTACCTCAAATTTTTCAAAGAAGTTAAAAAGAGAGATTCTGAATTTCAAAAAAAGAAAGGCGAATTTTCAAAATTACAAACATTAGATGGTGATATCTCTAGATTGATAGATACCTATCATGATAGTCAATATATCATTGAGCATGGAGACAAAAAGATCAAGTTCACTCCATTGAAAGTAGATAAGCTTGCAAATTATATGTTCGACAATGCAGATCATGTAATTTTGCTAAGTGCTACTATAATCGATCATCCTAATTTTTGCAAGACTTTGGGCATTACTGATTATGACTATATTGAAACTGACTCGGAGTTTGATCCGGATAAAGCTCCGATTTATATTCTAGCTAATCAAAAAATAAATTTTAAAAATTTAAAATCTTTACTTCCAAAAATAAAAGATCAGGTAGACGGAATTCTTCATGAGCACGAAAGTGACAAGGGAATAATCCACACGCATACTCAATATATCGCAGATTATATTCGAGATAATATCCGATCAAAACGTCTACTATGTCGCGAAGATGGAGTTAAAAATGAAGATATTTTAGAAGAACATTCCGATAGAACAGATGCGACTGTGCTTGTATCACCATCTATGACATACGGAGTTGACTTAAAAGGAGACTTGGCAAAGTTTCAAATTCTGTTAAAAGCTCCATGGCTCCCTACCAAAGATCCTAGAATAGAAAAATTAATGAAATTGGACCCAACGTGGTATGTAAATAAAATGCTATGCACATTAGTGCAGGCATGTGGTAGAGGAGTTCGAAGTTCTTCGGATGAATGTCAGACGTATATTTTGGATGGGAGTATTTTTGATGCCATAGCAAAAAATAAAAATAAACTACCAAAGTACTTTTTAGACAGATTGCAATGAATTACAATAACTTAGTTTGATTTTGTCGGGTTAAAAAATATATCGTCTTAAATAATTCTGTGATCAAATACTCGTATCATAGAGAACAAATAAATTTATTGATGCTGTTTACATCAGCATTTGATGACGCATTTGTATATAGATATAATCAAAATGATTTAATACCGGAATCAAAAATAGATGTTCGATATGTCCACGGGCCGAAACATCGCGTAATTCATGACATCATTAATAAAGATAAGGTATTGACACTACCTGTTGTTACGATAGAACAGACGGATCTTGTAAGAGATCCGTCTAGAGTCGTTAATAAACATCAAAATATATACAGACCACTCGCAAATGATTATAGAAAAAAAGGTAAATTGCCCACTCCTGTGCCTGTCAATATAGGAGTTAAAGTTTCTATAATTGCAAAATATAAAGAAGATATAGATCAAATTGTACAGAATTTTGCCGTCAATTGTAATCCATATATTGTGGTCTCTTGGAAAGTTCCGGATGAATTTAAATTCGATTTTCAGGATGAGCTAAGGATGCAAATCGAATGGAGTCAACAATGCACCTACACGACCCCGGCAGTGTTGGCCAAAGATGATAAATATCGAATAACAGCAGATACAAATTTCACAATAAAGGGATGGTTATTTCCATCTACGGAAAATCCAGAAGGCGTTATTTATGTAGTCGATTCGAACTTTATCAATGCAAATTTGGCAGCTAAGTTGGTTCCGTATGATGATTATCCATCCCTCTCTGCATCATATGTGGAGAGTGAGACAATGTCCATATCAGCATATCCCTCTTTTACCAATTTATTTTATACTGTTTCAGGTGATAGTGTAATGCTATTGGAACCGACAAATATCAGCAAATCTATTAAAAATTCATTCTTGCTTCTTGGGAAACGATTCGACTACAATAATAATTGGTACCTGAGTAGCGGAGATTTAAATTTTTATACAAATTTCCAAGAAATATCAACAGCCAAAGGCCCTGTTATCTCTGCATTCAGATTACCGTCCGAATACGTAACAGTTTTTAATGATAATGCTGCGAGTATTTCAATTCCAACAGATTCTATTTCTGCCAATGCGCCATTCACATTTGTTACATCAAATAGCGCAAGCTGGACATATTGGCATTTTAATCTAACTACAGTGGATTAAATATAACATATGGCTGGGTCAGACGGTTCAACAACACCAAGTAGTAATAAAAATTATGTATCTAATGATGGAAGGAGTTCCACATATGATAGATCCATGACTTCATTGTTGAAGAATAAGATTCCAGGATATGATGTATTAGATACGGACGAGACAAAAAATCCAAAGTATAAGTATTTTAAAAAGGTAGGGATGCGTAGACCAGAAGCTATTGCGAAAAATTCAATAGCTCTGAATAATGATTATAATACGACCCCCTTTGCATCGATTCATAATGATTCCTCATTTGGAGAATTGATGTATGCAAAGGTGTCAGAGGATAAACCGGGAAGATTAAGAGATTATAGAAGCATAGCTTCATATTCTGAAGTAGCAGATGCACTGGACGAAATTTGCGATGAATGTATCAATACAAATGATAATAAACAAATTTTGACTTTGACTTTTATAAATACTGAGTTGAAATCCAAAGCCCAAGAAGATGTTCAAGATGAATTTTCAAAATTTGTAGAACACTTTGATTTGAAAAATAAAGGATGGAGATACTTCAGACAGCTATTGATAGAAGGAGAATTATTTTTCGAAAATATAATACATGCAGATTATACAAATCAAGGTGTGTTAGCTGTTCAGAATCTTCCCGCTGAATACATAGATCCAGTTTATAATAATATTCAAAACATGCTTATAAAGGGTTTTTTATATAAAAAACCGATTTTCGATAAAAAGGATTCAAAACAAGTTGATAAATTTGAATTCATCCCATTTGAAGAAAATCAAATAATTTACATAAGTAACGAACAATACAATGAGACGAAAGATTTCGTAATCCCATTTATAGAAAATTGCAGACGTCCGTATAGACAATTATCTATGATCGAGGATAGCGTCGTTGTTCATAGATTAGTGCATGCTCCGTTGAGATTTATGTTCAATGTGGATGTTGGTAAAATGCCAGTTCCGCAAGCAGAAGCATATTTGAAAAAATTACAACAGCAATATTGGTCCACTAAAACATTTGATATAGATCAAGGTGATGTTGTAAAGAAATACTCCCCACAATCCATGTTGGATAGTTATTGGTTTTCTAAAAGACAAGGCCAAGATGCAACATCCGTACAGACATTCGGCGGACAGCCAAGCGATGGCAATCTTGATGTATTGGATTGGTTCCTGCAAAAATTATATAGATCATTAAAGGTTCCGACCAATAGATTACAAAGCGATTCATTTGCCGGGGATGGATCACAAATGTTAAATGAAGAATTGAAATTTGCAAAAATGATCGTTCGTCAGCAACAGAAATTTGCGGCCGGTATGAAAAAGGGCTTTATCACTCATTTAAAATTGCGTGGAAAATTTGATAAGTATGATTTAGATGAACAGCAATTGGGCATAGAATTCGTTCCTCCGGGAACGTTCTTTGAAATGCGCGAAAACCAAAAGCGTCAGATTAAAGTAGAAGCATACGAAAGAATGGTGGCTACACAAAATGTCTCGGATAGCTTTGCCAAAAAGAAATATTTGGAATGGAGTGATAAAGATATATTAGCTGATAGAGAGTTCAGAAGAAAGGATGCTGAATTTGCGTGGGAGCTTCAACAAATAGCCTCTATGGGGCCGGGATGGAAGGCCCAATTAATGGCAGGCGCTGGACAGCAAGGTGGCGAACCTGCTGAAATAGGCGGAGGAATAGGAGCACCAAGCGGCGGGTCTGCATTGCCTCCTGCGTTCGGAGGGGGTCCGGCCACGGTTGGAAATGAAGCAGAGTCGCCGGAAGCATTTGGAGGCGATGCAAATACGACACCACCTCCCGGAGAAGGTCAACAAACTGAGGTATAATATTGACTAAATAAACACATGGCATTTACGAATTTAAATTCTTGCAAATCTTTTAACCAAGTAGCTACTACTGGACTGGCCCCTCTAAGCTCCCAAGAATGTAGTGAGGTTATTATTATCAATAAAACGCCGGAGAGTCTATTTATATATGATTCTAATAACTTTAATGATTCTAATAGAATGCTCCTGAGTGCGGGCGATACATTTACATTCAGAGGAGTCACAAACTCCAATCAAATAAGCGCAAAACTGGCAGCTAATAGCGGAACCATTTATTTCAGAGTGCAGAACTATAGCTTGGTAATCGCTCGATAAATAATATTATGAGCGAACTGTGTCAGATAACGCCGATATCGGCGTTTATGTCTACTAATTTAAATTCTAAGATCGAGTGCTTCCAGCAGCTAGGTCAGCGAATTATGCGAATGTTGGGGCATCCCATCATAAATGTTGAAATACATCCAGACCAATTATATGATGCCATTTCAATGGCAGTTGAATTTTTTACGAAATATGCTGGGTATACTCAGGAATTTTTAGTATTCGATAGCAATCTATACGAACCAAATAAGGGGCTGCGGTTAGATCATTTATTCACAGTTGCAAATAGTGGATTTACCTTATCACAACGTTTAAATTCTCCTCCGGTTCCAAACCCAGATTTTACCGCAAGTATTCCAGATGCATTGTATATATCATTATCTGCGGTCCCTCAATCTTATTTTTCAAGTAGCAGTTCATTAAGCGCATCCGTCCCATCTGGAGGAATTGAAGTTCTTCAGATCGTGGATTCATCTATATATGCTGAATTGACATCATACAATTCTGATTTAGTGAATGTATTTCGACAAGCGCCTCAAAAAACAATATCGGTACAGTGTGAGGACATTGAACAAGCGACATCATTTAATAATGCATTTGATTATGATGTAATGGATTATAGAAAAGTTATATCAGTAACAGACTTCGAAGAAGGAAGCACCACTGGCATAAACACTTTATTTACATTGGAACAAACATTAGCGCAGCAAACATATTTCTCTTATGCATTGGGAAATTATGGTTTTGATCTTTTGTCATGGCATGTGATGAAAGATTGGATTGATACGCGAGAAAAATTATTAGCTATACGAAGAGATCTGCATTTCGATGAAAGAACACAATATTTAAAACTGTACCCTCAACCAAAGCACAGTAGATTTTATGGCGTGTTGACCTGTTATGTCGAGCGTCCAATCAGAGATGTGATCAAAGAAAAATGGGTACTTGAGTATTCGGTCGCATTGGCAAAGGTGATGTGGGGAAGAATCCTTACAAAAATTACAAATGTTGCGTTGCCGGGGGGTGGTAATTTTAGCGGAGAAATGATATTAAGTGAAGGTCTTAAAGAAAAAGAGGCACTTGAAACCATGCTCATAGAAGGTGGATATGGAGACTTCGCTCCTACTACAATGATAATTGGATAATATATGGATAAAAAACTAGAATTTTTAGTAGAATCTATAATATCTCCTATATTATCAGATTATTATAGAGATCTGGATCATGCACTGAAGCAACATGGAATGGAATTGAATTACAATCATTCGGATATCTATAATAATCCAAGTGATGTATTTATTTTTAGAAATGGAGAGCGAGTCGGAAAGATAAATGTAGATATAAAAAATAATATTTTATATAAAAATCATATTTCTAGTCGAAATGATGACGGAGATTTAATTCAAGGTCTTGGTCTATTATCTATAATATATCCATTTGATAAAAAATTTGCACTGGATCATAATCTTTCCGTCCAAGGATCTTTCATAAATCCTATTACTAAAAAGAAATTTCTAGAGATATATAAAGATTGGTCCATTAAAAATTTAAGAGCCGGAATATTATTAGCTATAAATCCATCATTAAATGCTGCCACTTAAAAGAGATAAACGATTCAAACAAGGTATATATAGACCAATAAA